CCAGCATCGAGGAGGCCATTACGGCCAGCGCCCCACGTCAGAACCTCGGCGGATTCGGTGGCGGGTTCGGCGGGTTCGGAACATTCGGCGGAGGCTCACCCGCTCCTAAGGGACGGGACAAGAATCTCAAAAAGGCCACGTGCGGATGTGGGTCTACGATTCGCACGAGCATGACCGCTCTACTCAAAGGCATCACGTGCGGGGGATGCGGGGAGGCGTTCACCATCTAAGCGGGAGGGGGGGGAGTCGATCGAGAAGGCTCCCCCGTTCCCCCCTCATCTTCGGCCGAGGTCGGAGGCGGGAGGGGAGCGCCAAGGCTCCACACTTAAGACAGGAATCGAAAGGGGATTACATGTCAAAGAAATACACAATCACGGTGCTAGTGGGCACTGTCTACACTGCGGAGGTGGAGGCCGAGAACCTTGACCACGCTCGACAGATAGCGGAGGCGTTCGACCCGTACGAGGCTCCCGAGTGGGACGAGGTCGAGGCCGATAGGACGGTCATCATTGGCCACCACTACGGGCGAACCGCTTTCGGGTTCGGTATTGAGACCGCCATCCTAGGAGTGAGGTCTTAAGACATGAAACTAGATTCATCACTTACGCTCGAACAAGTGTTCGAGGTTGCACGGGCGCAAGTACACGAGCGATTCGGGGCACCGTTCACCGCTTGCAAGTACGGCCACTTAGATTGCTCGACCACTCGGGGCGGTGTCTGCCTCAATGAGGAGACCGACAAGGTCACGGCCGAACTACTCGCCACTATCACCGAACTAATGAAGGGCTAGGTCTTAAGACATGAAAACACGACAAGGATATCCAGCCGTGGCCGTGCTCAAGGTGCTCCACAAGGCAACGCTCAAGGTGGCCGAGTACGACTATCCGACCTACGCCGAGGCCGTGACCGCTTTTAAGGCGATGAAGGCGAGCCACCCCGAGGAAATCTATTTCCTCCATATCAACATCGTGGAGGTGCAGTCTTAAGACAGGACAGGGTAAGCGAGTCGGTCGCTCTTCGGGTTCGAGTCCCGACTATCCACGGGGATACACCAATCCCCCCCGCAAGTGTGATACACTTCGGGGAGCACTAACAGAAGGGAAATTAAAGTGAGTGCATACATGGTAAGCAATGACCACCTAGACCTATTGGTCTCGGCGGGATTTATAGGAGCGGGGTACGAGGCCACGCTGGACGTCTATCACGGCGACAGGTGGCACAACTTCACCCGCTACGAGCACGCCGACATGGTGAAGGGGCTCCTCCATCAGGCCAACCTCGACAGCGTGAACTACCGATATAAAGAGTTCACCACCGAGACACCCGCACCATATAGCGGGGCAGACATCGCCCAATATCTCGGCGGGGTAGTCATCCCGTGGGGGCATGTGCTCGGCGCTCTTCGATGCTTCGAGTATCAAGCGTGTGAGCATCCCGAGTGGAGCACCTCGCTCGCCAAGGCCATCGTCGAAAAGATCCGCTTCAAGGTTTGCCAGCGCATCACCGAGGAGGCGGGCGGAATGTGGGAATGGAACCGCTCCGACGCCCAAGAAATCATGCAAGGAATCAGAGAAGGAATGAGGGCTTAAGACATGAAAACTATCGTCACTATCACCATCGAACACCCGACACCATCGGCGGGGTTGTTCATTGACAGCGCCATTCGGCCATTCATCTCGGACATGGAGACCGACCTACCCGATGACTGGAATGTCAGTCTTAAGGTCGAACCCGCCAAAGAAATGGAGGCTTAAGACATGAATACATCATCGCTCTACTGGTTCGCTGAAGACGGCTCATACGGGGGAGGTCTACCACTTGTGACCGTCACCGACAGATGGACGGAGGAGGATTGGAGCAAGGTGCAAGACGCCACCGACTCGACCCGCCTTGACATCGCCCGTCAAATCACCGACCGCCTCGCCATCGAAGACTACTTAGAGGGTCTTAAGGCAGACCTCGAAGTGGAGGTAGACCTACACGGCGGACGTACCCAACTGGCCTACGACCTCCGAACCGCAATCATCAAGACAGAAAAAGAACTAGCAGAAATCAAGGAGTCTTAAGACATGAAACATCAACTAACAATCATCTGGAGAGAGAGCGACGGGCGGACGTACTGGCGCACAGGGCAGGCGTTCGAGTCGATCGACTGGGCAGACGGCATAGCCCGAGAGATTGCATACTGCACAGCGGGAGACGAGGGTGCCGAGATACTGGCGGTGTTCCCTAACGCTTCAGAGCGGACACTACGAAACATGAGTGCCATCTATGAGGCGGTGGAATCACTGTCTTAAGACAAGGGGCGGGGCTAGGCCTTAGTCGGGAGCGACACCCGACCGTCCACCATGCGAGCCACAACGGTGAGCAGTAGACAACACTCCGAAGGGGAGAACAATGAAAGAGACAGAAGAGATGCAGAAGGTGCGAGAGGGCACCAAGGTTCACGAAGGTGGAGGCTTCAGCCTCGACAACGAGAACAGCATCGAACACTACCGAGTGATGGTTGCTATCACGGAACTGTCATTCCGAATCAATACGGGAGCGAAGATAACCCGAGCGAACGTGATTCAGTTCTGCCGAGAGAACTACGGCACCAAAGGCAAGAACAATAAGACGGTACTTAAGGAAATGATCGACTACTACACGGAGACCTATGGCCGTGAGTTGGATTATGCACCAGCGAATCGTGCACTCGGAATCAGTAAGGAGTCTTAAGACATGAACACCGAATCAATTACAACATCGGCCAGATTCAGGATGCCTATCGGGGAGGTGCGCAACGGCTACAAGATGGTCGTGAACACTGACGATAGACCGAGCGAGCAACTACTCGTGACCGTGGCCGAGGTGCACTATCAACTGTATTCATTCCAAGGTTGGTATGAAATCATCGACACCGATGGCAACCACTGGCAGTTTAATAACAGCGACATCGTCGAGGTTGAGTCTTAAGACAGACGTGTGACATAGTTCACACTTGACAAACGTATAACACTTATATAAAATCTAATCATGTCATCCGACATAACAACTCCGAAGGGGAGAACAATGAAAACAGAACAACAACTACAAGAAATGGCTCAGAGTTTTTCACTGAGTCAGCACCTCACAGAATGGGACGAAAGCCTCACGTATGAAGAGGTAATCGAAATCCTCGAAGAGGGAAACCATCACAGCGATGAGCGCATCCTTGTTTGGGAAACGTACAGCGACTGGGAAGGCGTCAGCATCTCAAATGAAATCGAGAACGTGACCATGTCCGTGTTGGCACTACTCAAAGAAGTGCAGGCTTAAGACATGAAAAAGTACAACGTCACATTCCACTACTCAGTGGAGATAGAAGCGGAAGATGAAGAGATGGCAGAGGAGGAAGCGTGGTCGAAGTTCGGCAACCCTGACTTCACCAGCAACGATGACTTCGCTACCACGGTCGAGGAAAAGATCGAGATACTACCAGCGCAGACATCAACCGTCGATGACATCATGGCCAACAGTGTCGAACTAACACTTAAGGCAGAAGAACTCATCACGAAATGGGAAGACGAAGAAGATTGGTGGGAGAACGTCACAGTGGGACGGCACAACTTCGACATCAACATCTTCTACTGGAAGGATGATGAAGGGGATTCTGTGCGGATAGCCACAGCGCACCCAGTAGCACACGATGGTACGGGTTACGGCGTGACCGACATGAGTAACTTCGTCCGTCTCATCGTCAAGAAAGTCGAGGCTTAAGACATGAAGAAGTACGCACACAACCATCCAGCAGTACGTGCATGGACACCCGAACTACAACTAGAAAAAGAAAATAGAGAGACAATGGAACGTAAACAATTCCGTAAAGTAATCGCACAAAAAATTGAGACACTCATCGCAGTGACATTCCTCATCGGTTCACTACCAACCATCGCATGGCTATCAGAGAACAACGCTCCCATATTCATCACGCTAGGCTCATCATTCTCGATGATCGGTTTCGCACTTGCAATCCTCATGGAGGAGCAGAAGGGATGAGCATCTTCGCTGAGTATCGGATACGGTGCGACGAGTGCGCTCGTATCTCGATACTTACGGGGAGCCAACCACGCTGGGTATGGAAACAGGCAAAGGGGAACCAATGGCAACGGCGACTAGGAAAAGACATCTGTCCATCGTGCGCAGATATAAACGAAGACTACTGGAGCACCGAGTTCTAAGGACTCCAGTACCAGAACCTAAGAAGTACGTCATCGTCAGACTTAAGGCAGGAGGTGGGCATTACTACTTCCGCTACGACTTCGAGGAGGTCTGGCGTTGGACAACTTCAATCCACGAAGCACAAACCTTTAATACTTTAGACAGGGCAGAGTCAGAAGCAATGAACTGTTCGGTCTACTACAAATCCCGCTATGAGATAAAACAAATCGGATAAATAACTGCTAGCATCAGATCGGCTCCAGTCATGGGTTTCCCCTTCCCCGTGGCTGGAGCCTTATCCGTTCCTGAAACAACTGCTCCCGCTCCTTGGGTGTGTAGCCACCCCACATCCCGTCACGACGGCCTGACTCTTCCTCGAACTTCATCTGATACTCAAGACACTCATGTCTTACGACACAACTACGACAGATGGCACGGGCTTGATCCCAAACGTGAGGGCCAGTATGTCCACGCTCTACATCGGGAAAGAATATCGTCGGGTCTACCTTTGCTATCCCTGCACATGCGGCCTTATCAAACCAAATCATTTTCTTCTTCCCCTTTTTGCTTTCTTAAGTTCTAGTTTTGCGTTTGTTGTTTTGTGTTGGTGGCAGATACACGGACACGTATCGTGAACCGATTGTGGCCAGCGCTCGATCGCCCGTTCTACTGTCCCGCAGTGCGTACAGTCGGGGTGTGCCCGTGTAAATTGCCAGAGCCCGTCACTCAACGGTGCTCTTTCGTTCGTTAATCATGCTGAGACAGCCGAGATAACCGATGGCATCCACGACAGAATCGTGGTGCCACCGATTGTTCTCACGTGCTGTGCGCATCCGTGCAAGTTTCATAGCGAGAGGGAACAACACTGCCTCCTCAACACTTAGAGATACCCCCGACAGACTTTCAAAGATGGAAGCCACCTTTGAGTAGTCGTCATACGGGTGTGCGTAATCGTTGTTACGGTCTCCCGTAATAAGGTCATACGCCTCGATGCATATCTCAGCCCCCGCTAACGAGTGGGTTTCTCCATGTTGTTGGCGGATGGTTTTCTTCGACACTTTTCTTTTCCTCTAATGAACTGTACGGTCTTATGACATGAACACATGGATCGAATCCTTCTTCGAACTCTTGTTCTTCTTCGGCGGTGTATGGAATACCGTCATGCGTTGAACAGACGGGTGGCCCGACGAACCCTCTCATCAGGCCAATCTCCATCCATTCATCGAAGTGGATCTTCGACAAGTCCATTTAGAAATCCTCGAAGTCTGACGCTGGGCGTGCATTAGGGAAGACGTTGCCGATCTTCTGCATCACTGCATCTGTCTGGTCTTTGACCCAACGATCCCAACGTACTGACATACCGATTTCGTCAGCAACAACTTTGACAGACTTGCCTTTAGTGCCGTCCTTCTTGGTGTATTCCTCAACCTCGTAACGTCCATGGACGATAACGCTATTGCCTTTGGTTGCTGAAGCGACGAAGTTCTCTGCGAGAGATCCGAACACGATGACGTTGTGCCATGTTGTTTTCTTCTTGTCGTCTTTGCCGTAGGTGTCTGCTACTGAGAACTCAGCGATGGCCATGCCGCTTGCTGAGAACTTCAGTTCTGGGTCGGAACCCACGTTGCCGTGGATAGTGATGTGGTTCATTGGGTTTCCCCTTCTTTCTTTAGTGGTTTGGTTTTATTGACTGCCTTAGAGCAGACATGTGTTGGTGCCTGTGTTGGCGTGACATAGAGAGTAACCCTAATGCCACACCTTTCACAAGTCCAGATCGTTTTTTCCATTGACTCTTTCCCTTCTACAAGTTCTGCATTCTCGTGAATTGTCTGGTCGAGTGTAAGTGTTTTCTTCTGTGTATTCATGCCCGTATAGGCAGTGAGTTTTGTTTTTATGGAAGTGTCGTCCACGTTCCACCATGTCCTGCATGTTCTCTGATTGTGTTCCCCCTTCGAGATGGTGTGGGTTCACGCATCGGCGGTTGTCGCATTTATGTCTTACGACAGGAGGCCAGTAAAGGTTTGCGATAAAGAATGAGAAGCGATGTACTGCACGGTGTTTACCCCAGACATAGAACTGTCCGTATCCGTCACCACGTAGTCCGCCTTTCCATTCCCAGCAATCTTCAGGGTCACCTATCGAGACACGTTGCCAGAACCGTTTGGTTTCTTTGTATCCCATTGTTTCCATGCGTGATGTCCCTTGTCAAGAGAATAGTCATAGAGCGCTTTAGCGGCGGTCAGGTTGACGACTGGGTTGAGTAGATCATCGACGGTGTTAATGATTCCCTTCTGTCTTAAGTATGTAACCCAAGAGCGGTCGTTGATTTGGGTGAGCCCGAAGTCTGCTGACTTGACTGCTTTGCATTTGCGGTACTGCTTCCAAGGTTTCAGTTTGCAATCTTTATGGGTGAGGGGTTTGCGGTAGTTCCAGCCGACTGCTTTGGACTGGCACTTGGATTCTCGATACACGATTCGATCGAGGGTTTTGAGGTCTTTCTTTCGGAAGCCCACCTCTAGGGCTATACGCATAGCCTTCGGGCATTTGAAGGGCTGAGAGGCCGTCTGAGAGGCCAATGCGGGGGTTGTGGGGATAAGGGTTGCGATGAATATGAGTGGGGTCAGTATGCGTTTTCGCATGGGGCCTCCTTTGTTAGGACGATAAGGACGTGTATCTCTCTATACCTACCTCCGAAATGTGAAACGGATCAAGTTAGTCTAGCCGAAATATCTCGCACTTACCAATCGGAACAGCAATGAACTGCTCATCAGATGTGTACTTGGTTTGCTTACTTACGACAGGAACCTGCGCCAACGTCTCGCCATCAACAACGAGAACATAAGACCGATCATCATTCAACATTGTGAAGTAATGATTAGGTGCAATGAACTTCTGTTTACGAGCAGAGACGTGCACAGTTCCAAATGGAAAATCTTTCCCCTTCCAATTATGTTTCACCTCTACTTCAAAACCATAATCAGACCAGTCCTTAAATGCAAGAACATCAATCCCATATTGGTCAGGGTTAACCCAAGCGTAGAAGTTATTGGCATGTAGCCAGTCGATGATTGCGAACTTCGCATTGTCATCAGCCAGATACAAGCCAACATCGAAAGGTTTCTTCAAGTCAGTCGCCTTGGTATCTACCAGGTGGGTAAACCTTAAGCGGATCAACCTTGCCGTTGTTCATCATGTTGACTACGAAATCAACCGATTCAATTACGGATTCAACGAATGTCTTTTCTGTAACTTCTTTTTCTTCTTCATTTTCCATTAGTATCCTGCTTCCTTTAGTAGTTCAACAAATAATCCGAATGGTAAAACTGCATACCAATCCTCAACCTTTAACGTGCCACGCTTCTTAGCAACCACTGTTCCAGTGTTGGCCTCAGCGTTAGCAATCTCTTCCTTAAGTTCGGACACCCACTCGCTGAGTTTCAACGTGCCGTGATCCTTAACCTCGAAGACAACAGGCCCGCATCCTGTGATGTCGCCCTTGTCGTTGATGCCGTGGAGTGCACGACGTTCAGCGTAGGGAAAGCCATTGTCTTTCAGGTATTTCACGACTGCTGTTTCGGCAGCGGTGCCTTTCTGTTTAGCCTTGCTCATACCTGTTCTCCGTTTTTGAAATACCACACTGGTTGCGGATCAACATCGTATTTATATAAGTGTGCATCAGGCTGGCGTTCCCAGTCTGCATAGGCGGCAATCGCATACTCTCGACATTCCCAGTCGTCGGTGTATAAACCTTCGCCCATGTGTGTACCTAAACGATTAGCAATATTTCTCCAGCGTTCAATCTCATCGGCTGCTTCCGCAAAGAGAACCGTTGCCCAATATTGGTCGGCAGTCCGTAGTCGGGTCACAATGTCATCAGTCATATTTCACCCCTACGAATATGTACGTGCAAGTTCTGACGTAAGTCTCGAACACTCAGCAGACAAAACAGAAACAGTTGATTCAAGTTGAGCGACACGTTCCCACGCACGTGTGTTGTCTTTCAATGCGTTATCTAGTTTCTCCTGAACCTCTCGCACCATCTCCGATGCCGTATCGATATGTACATAGTCGGTAGCCATCAGAACGGCTCCTCAATCTGGTCACGATTCCATGCTTCGATAAGGAGGTCACGGAACAATCTGCTCCGCTTCACCCCCCTCGACTCGCACAGGTCAGAAATCTGCTTCAACTGTTTCTCTGTTACACGAAGACCAATGATACGTACCGAAGCCTCGTTTGCATCTGGATCAACTGTTCTTTTGTTAGGCATGATTACTTCCCTTCATCAGTATCTAGTAATTGTTTATATTGAGCAACATCTTTTTTTAATTGTTCCCAATTTTCAAAATCAATTTGTTCTGATACATCAGCATAAAAATCCCTGAAATTGGATTTCCACATATCACGATCCGCTTGAAGTTTGACTAAATAATCAACCATTTCAACCATCGATGAAAGTTTTTCAAAACTATTAAGCGTTCCCATTATTTACTCTCCTCGCTGAATGATTTGAGGTCTTTGAATGATTCACGCAATGCGCCAAGGTCTGCTTCCTTGATTCCTTTAGTCCAGTCAAGGCCAGCATTCTTTGCCACTACCTCTGGATCAAGGTTCGCTTTAGTGCAGGCTGTAACGAACTGGTTACGTTGCTCTTCGGAAAGTTCAGCGTTGGCTTCTTGAGCGGCCGCTTTAGCGGTAGCACGTTGTGCGATCTCCACTGCCTTACTGACACGTGGGCCAGTATCTTTCTTGTTTGGCACGGGACCGTTGGGTACATGTGCGGGGCTGTGGTCCAAGTCTTCCCATTCCTGCTTCGTCCAAAGGCTAAGACAAAACCCGAATCGCATGGCGCAGTTCCTAATGAGGTCGCTTATTAGTTCCTTCATTAAGTCAGGCTTGTTAGGCAGGCATGAGCCAATACCAAGACGGCGTACCCCATGTACTGTCATCCATCCAGCCATGTGTGCCATGCCGTTCTCTACACGGTAGGCAGGTAGACCATCAGCATCGAAGGCCACTGGCTCCCATGTCCATCCACTGTCCACTTCGAGAAGCATTTTTGTTACGTCAGCGTGGCCGACGAAGGACAACTGCTGACCACCCTTCGGCAACTTGCCAACAATCTTCGGGTCTGGTACTCCGTACTTGTTGAGGACCTCATCGAGGCCGATTGATTTCTTTTCCATTATTTGTTCCCCTTTACTAGGAATGTTCTTGTGGTTACTTGTTTGCTGAAGTTGCGTGCGATGTCTGGGTGTGCGGCTTTGAATGCCTTGATGTCTAGCGACTCTCGTGTCTGACCCTTCCATGTCGCAACAGTTACACCATTCACTGTAGCGGTGTCAGCGTCTCCCATCAACTCGCAAATCTTTGCTTTGAGTTGGTCTTCCATCTCGGCGTATGCCTTGGCTTCTGACTTGACATGACGTAACTGCTCGATGAGTTCAAGGACATCATCTGAAAGTTCTACTGTCTTAGGTTCGGAACGTGAGTAGCGTGTCGAGATGGTTTCGTATGACCACTTAACACCGACTGGTGTCATACCAAGATCGATAGCGTTCAACCATTTCTCGACAGCGGAAATATGTTCTGCCTGTTCAGCAGGTGTCACTGTCTGAACGTGGGTATACAACTTCAGTGATGGGTCGAAGATTGCCCATGTGATTTCTGTGACGTCTGCACAGATCGCTTGCTGTACGCCTTGGATGCGCCAGTAATCAGGAAGGATTCCTTCCCAGTTCTTGGTGGTTGTTTTGATTTCGAGAACCTTGCGGGTGTCTCCATCTTCGTAGAAACCGTCAAGGGTAGAGATCATTCGAGCACCACCTTTGGATTCTGCTACGAACATTTCCTCTGGTGTGATGTACGAAATACCGAGACGGTCAGATGCCCACTGCATGATGGGGTCTTCGAGACGGTTGCCTCGCTCCATCGCTTCGTTGGGTGGTACTGGTGTTGGTGGTACCTCTGACATGAGTTCAGCGGCGTAGGTGTCCATTGCTACGAATGGGTGGAGTCCGTAGATAGCGGCGGCCGCTGAGGCCGAAACCCGCTTGTTCCCTTTCTCATCCCAGAACCGTGCATTTAGCCAGTCGCCTGAACCATGTGTTGGTTTAGTTATCCGATAACGGTGAAGTGCCATAAGGCCCCCTTCTATGTTGAGTGATTGTCGGTCACTTTACATAAGGGGTGTGCCAAGGTCAAGTTCTGTTACACATTTATTTTGGATTTGTGACAAGAGTCACTTCACGTACCATTCCCGCTGGGATATGGAACGGATGAATGCCTTCACCTTCAGTGATGGTTTGCCACACAGTGAGATGATCTTTCTTTCCGCCTGGCATGTCGTGGGGAACCATGTAGCCAACAGTGGTAACAATTACTTCTCCGTCGTCTTCGTAGTCTTCTAGTTCTTGCCATCCACCATGACCGCAATGAGCATCAGCCCAACGGATAACAACAATTGGAAATTCGGTTGGTTCAATCTTCTGATCCGTCACTTGTGTCACCTTCCGTTTTGCAATGAGGACAGAATCTGCCCTCGCTAACATGCCAGCCAAAGTCGCAGGTTGGGCATGTCAGCCAGTTCTTCATTGTGGTCATGGGGCTAGATTAGCCGAGCCCTAAGCGGCCTGTTTGGGGCGGGATCTCAAGGATTGGAGCCGCTCAAAAGCCTTCAGGAAAGCCTCGTGGTCGTTTGCTGGGACTACTACCTTGCGCAGGTATTGGATGAGAATGTCAATGTCTTGCTGTGTCATAAGACAGGAAAACATACCACCATGAGGGTGTGTTTATCTTCTGTTTTACTTTTTAGGTTTGGTAATTATTTCTTCGACTTCGTTGAGTCGGCGTTCGATACGGTCGATTGCATCTCGTAGCGATGATCCACCGTTATTGTTCATGTTTTGTTCTACGGTTGATACTGCTTTTTCTATTCGTCGAGCCCACGAGACAACAGGCTTGACGAGTGTGCGAAAGATAATTCCTAGTGCGCCTACTACTGCACCAGCGGTGATGATCCATTGTGCGATAGTCATTCGTAGAACCAATCGCTTCCGTCTTCGATCTTGATAATCGCACGATAAATACTAATAACGACGGCGACAGAGGCAATGCCAATCGTCATCCATCCAGCGATTATCCACTTAATCATGTCATCCCACCGTGTAGAAAAGTACTTTAATCATAGGTCGTGGTGAACCATAGCACAGTTCAGAAGATGTCTGGGCCATCCTTCTTTTTGAACACATGAATAATTATGTAGTTCTTTTCCTGGCCTTCACTATTGCACAACTTGCAATCTTGACTGTCACATTTCTCTTGGTCGTCTCGGAAGATTATGTCAATAACCACGTCGTCAGGAGCATCAAATTCGTAGTCGTCTGGGATGTCCTCGAAGGAACCATACTCTTGAATAGCAGAGATCAAATCAACAATGAAATCGTTGAACTCATCAAGCGGATCGAACTTCTCTCCGTTCATATCCAACTCTAAACCATCTAATTCATCAATGGTTGCGGGAACAAATTCAATATCGTCATGTTCTGGGTGTGCAGTGTCGTTATAGTTCTGAACAATTTTGGCGAACTCAAAATAGATATGACGATTGTAAGCGGCGGATCTTTCGTCTTCGTTGTTTCCCATACCGTGATGGTACTACGTGTCCAGCCCTATGGACAAATTAATTGTGTCGGCCAAAACCTTCGTCGTTTGGGTTAAGCCAACGGACAAGTGGTGGCAAAACTGATGCAAGTCCAGCGGCCCACAAGGCACCAAGATCACGTTCCCCTGCGAGGTACAGGGTGAGTGATGCGGCGATAAATACACGAGCATAAGACAGGGCTATCGGTTTGATTTGTTCTACTAATTCTTTCATGGCGTCTCCTACGTGATGCTATATGAGATGTTTACTTGGGCGATACTTCTTCCAGTAAAGCGTAGTTTATATGTGACGTATGGGGTGGAAGCCACTGACCATGAACCGAATGTGCTAACACCGTAGAAACCATCGACGTAGTTCGTGAATGGTCCCTGTCGGTAGTTTCCACCGTCGTCACCAGTTCCTGATGTTGTTGATGACCCGTAAGGAATAGCGATGTCTCCACCAGCACCAGAAGGACGACGGAACGTGACACGACGAACACTGTTAGCCAAGAGGCTTGAGCCGACGGCGTCAACTTCACGGAACTCGTAAGAGTCGATGACCGTTCCGAAACCACCAGTAAAGTTAACTGTTTCACCGATTGTTTCATCGAAGCGAACTGTCTTGTTGTAGTCGAAGTTCTGTGCGGCGTTACGTGTCAACGGTCTACCAGCGTAAACAGTGTTGGTGTTTGACCATGCTCCGTAGTATGTAACACCGAGGTATGTTCTGTATGCTCTCCAACGGACATAGAACGTCTGATCCTGGTTCATACCGAAAACTAGATCTCTGTCTGCTTCGGTGCCGCCAGCAGTAGAACCATTATCGAGGGACCACTGGTAACTTGTTGCGTTTGTTACAGCAGTACAAGAAGTGTAGAACAGAATCTGTTGTCCATCCCACGTACTATTCGAATAGCCCCAGTCCCTGTTAATAGAAGTAGATGATGATGGTGTGCCGACACCCTGACTTACGCCAGCACCACAAGAAATCTTTTCTGTTTCAGTCGGGCCAGCAAAAGCAGAAACCGTATATGTATAGGTTGTCTGAAGAGCAGGCAATGTGTCCGTTGTTTGTGTCGCATTAGCGGGCACATCTTTCACGTAAACATTGTTTCGGTAAAGTTTGTATCCCTCTTGCCCCACTCCAGGTGTCCAAGAAATGGTTGCTGTCACATCAGACAAACTTGTAGATCCATTAGTGGGGGCAGTTAAACGAACCCAAACCTTCTTCCATTCTCCGTTATGTTTCATGTAAACATCGGAGGAAAGTTTCCATGTGCCGTCAAGTTTTCCTTGTACAGCATTCCAGTCTTTCCATGTGCCGCCAAGATACGCCTTGGGGACGTTTCCGTTAGCACCAGGCATTAGATCACCTTAACCCAGATGTCACCATTCTTGCCTCCAGTGGGGTCACTGGTAGAAACAGTCATCTGAGGAACCGTGGTGTAATCAATCTTGTCGTTGGTTACAGCATCGTCGGCAATCTTCGCTGTGGTTACTCCAAGGTTTTTTAACTGCAAAGCGTCCGTCTGGATTTCGATAGTTGAATCGTCGACATTGACGGCAAGTGCATCTCCAGCACCACCAACCAAACCAGATCCTGCTACCTCGGAAGCAACCTTGGCGGCAGTCACAGAGGCAGAAGCCAGTTCACTTGTTCCGACGGCACCGCTTGCAATCTTGTCTGCCGTTACAGCATCGTTAGCAATCTTGGCTGTCGTCACGTTTGCATCGAGGATCTTAACGGTAGTTACTGCATCATTAACAATCTTGGCTGTGGTTACGGAGTCACTTGCCAATCCGTTAGCGCTGACCGTTCCCCATTTAATTCCATTAGTTGCTGATGAGTCGGCTTGAAGAACATGTGCATTCGTGCCGACGGCGAGGCGGTTGATATTCGATCCATCTGTGGTAATGACATCACCCTTGGTGGTCATGGTCGAAGCAATTTCGTTTGCCTCTCCTGCTTCAGTTGCGGTGAAGACGGGGTAGCAGATAGCGCCAGAGTTGTGAGACACGGCATTTGTGTCGTCTTGGCCTCGGACCACTGTGATGGTTAAAGAAGAAACACCAGTGACTTTCATCTTTTCTTCTTTGGCTGTGCCTGGGTCAACGACGATAAAGAAGGGGTACACGTTTGGCCAGTTAGTGACAGCAGTCACAGTAAACGTGGTATCGGAGTTGGTCGGGCTTGAGGTCAGCGTCGTGCTAACGCTTGAGCCTGAATATCCTTTTCTTACTGGTAGCGTCATACTTACTCCTAGTTTTCGACCGATCTCATAGTAACAGTAGCAGTACCATCCCAGTCCCATTTCTTGCCATAGCCGTCAACGGGTGTCCATTCAAAGTCTTCGACGATGACTGTGTGGAAAGTATTGCCTATCTGAAGGGTGACAATTCCAGGGTCAGAAATCAATCTGTCGAGATTATCTAACTCTTCTTGGACGTTTATGTAATGGTCCTTTTCCCTGATTCTCATCTTGTGGTGGAGAAGAATCGGGATAACAAAAACCTGTGAGCGGAAAGGTGCGGCATAAGCCCTGGCCATCCATCGGGTAAAGATCGGCCCCGTGGTAGCGGTTGCCCTGTTGAGTACAAACTTAAATGAAGCCTCAATGGTTTTCTCATCAGACCCGTCATAGGTGTACTCGGTGCTTCCCGTTGTTGACCAGGTATCAAGCGACTCGTATCCGTTGGTATCCAACTGAAGGAACGCCGTAATAGATCCCACTAATGGTTCTGCTCGGGCGTCTACTTTGGCTACGAACTTACGGTCTGGGATACCCCAACGGTAAATTCCGCTTTCGATTTCTCCAGATGCCACAAGGTTGGCCGTGTCTTCGACAATTATTCCTATCCCTGAAATGGTAAAGATTCGTTTCCCTTGTAGTGATGTCACTGAAAGAACTGCTTCGGTGTTGGAATACATTAAGTCTGTGGCGTAAGCGGGTGTGTTCGCTGAAGTGAATTGGGAAAGATCAAGACGCCCAAGGCCAGAAGATGTTCCGTCGTAGTTCGTCCATCCGAACCATACGAACCTATCTTCGGCAGTGAAGTCATACACTGGCCCTGTTGTCGGGATGATTGATCCCGCTACGAGATTGTTATTTGCGTCTGTTGAACAGAAGCGAACACCCTTATTTGTGCCCAGCAAGATAAATCCTAAGTATCCATAGATCGAGGAAACTATTTCTCCTACTGGTAGTTCTAGAGAAACAACTGGTACGTCCAATGTGCCATCTGTTTTGATGGTGATCTTGTAGATATATGAATGTTCTCCAGAATGAGCGGCGGCGTAAACAGCATTTTGCCCTGATGCGGCACCAACCCAACGCATCGATGTATCTGGGTTGTCATAGAAAATTGTATGACCTCCAGACCCCACACCGATTGCATATAGGTCTTGGGCTACTGCCGCAAAGCCACGTCCTTTTGCGTATCCAAATGCATAATAGGTTTGGCCTGCTGTGCCACTGGTTGGGTAAAACGAAGATACAGATGCCGAACCTGGGGTGGTTATATAGATGTCGTTGTTCGTGTATGCGATATAGACATTGACACCGTTGGTTTCTAAACCAGTGATGGCGGTACCAGGAGAACCAGTGGTAACAGATGTCCACGTTGGGGATGAAGCAAATGGGTTGGTTGAGTACTTAAGTACGGAACCGTCTGCCACATATAGATACTCTGTTCCGTTGCTTGCTTTTACAACACAAGTGAAAAGGTTTGTGTTTGTGGAACCTAAAGAAAGTTTCGTTGAGTTGAGAAGTTTTACATGTCCCTTGGTCCAAGGGTTAATTCCTTTTGACTTATAGAAACGGAAGTCTTGTGCTGATGCGGCGTCGGCATATTCTTGTCCAGCCCCTAAATGCCAAGAGTCCTGGCCTCTACGCCACAGGCCGCCAGGGTTGATCGCTGATTCTCCTGGTGCTGTAGAAATGTCTTGAGAATCTCTAACACGTGGTTCGTATCCACGCTGGAATCTCCCTGATTTCATGTCGATCATGTAAGGGCGACCATCGATGGCGACAGGGTAAACATCTGGTACGAGGGCTGATGTTCCCGTACCAGAGAAGTACGGTGGGGTTCCTACAAAAGGAAGCGTAAAGGTTGGGACGGACATTTGTTACGTCCTTTGCAAGAACGTGGGGTACCTTCGAGTTAGTTTCGCCGCTTCAGCAGTGATGCGGTCACGACGTAAACGGAGAAGGTTGGTAATCGAGTTGGCTACTGCACCTGGTGGCACTTCGTCGGAGCGTCGTGTATCTCCTTGTGATTCGGTGAAGTTCCGTTTCATTTCTCGTGGAGACATCATGCGTATTTGTGCACCGATAATCAAGATGTCTTCTGCTGATTGTGGGAATCCAGCAATAAGTTGTAGGTCGTCTTGTTCGCTGTGGATGCGTGTGAATGGTGCCTTATATACGAGGCGGACATCTGATGCGGGGATGTTGCTGTCTATTTGGATTGCTAGTGACGAGCCGAAGTCTTTGGTTGGAAGGTCACGGATCAATTTGATGTCGTTGATTTTTTTGTAATCGTCCATTTTGTAGCGGTATCGGGCTTCGATGATGTCGATGACATCTGCTACAGCAGGAAGATTTGTTTGACGGTTCACGGGAGTGTACTCAATGTCCAATGTGCGAACCTGGAACAGGCCGTGCATGGGGGAACTTAAGTCAGACATTTCATCATTGATTGACTCAAGGATTTGGTTGCGGGGGAACCGTGGGTTAACAATACAGATAGTGCCCGTGGAATGAGCCACTGCTGTGGTCCCATTAAATCCACGTTCTACGGTTGCTGTCTTGGATGACTCGACAATGTCCCAAACGTACATCTGTTCCGAGCCAACCTCGATTACGGCACCACTACGAATACCACCTATGTCGTAAGACAGCACGACAGAGGTAGCGGTGGCGTTAATGCCTGAAGCGAGTTTGTTTCTCTCTTCCACCAACCCCGACAGCAACTGTCGGTGGGTGCGAGTAATCAAATGGGCGGCCGTGGTCACTTCTTTTTGTTGCCCTTCTTAGCCTTGCCAGACACCATTTTTTTACCTGATTTCTTGGCTTCTGCTTTAGCCATAGCCATACCTTTAGCGCTGTACGGAAATTCTTTTTTACCGACCTTGGGCATTTGATACTCCTTAAGACAGGGACACCCGTATCATAGCCTATTAACGATACCAGCGCAGGTTAGCCTGAAGCCTTTCATCGTCTGGGTTTAGATAGATCGCCTCAGCACCATGCTCCCACGCCATCTCTTTATCTCCAAGATGGAAGCATGCGTTAGCCATGAGGTCATGAGGTAGCCAGCCCCAGGCATCTGCTTCACATAGATAGTCCAGTGGTTTTTCTTTAACTCGGAAAGCCATCTCACAGCAGGAACGTACAGCCACCCAATCTTTTCGGTCGTAGTACAAAGAAGCCAGATAAACCCAGTTCTCTCTACGGGTTGAATCTTCTGACACTGCACGCCAAGCCCAGTATTCCTTTTTGTCTGTAGCCATCTTGGCTAGGTATCGGCAGGACGCCGAACGTTCTGGTGCCCATTTAGACAACTGGAGATGTTTCCCGAAATGTTCCGCCGCCAGCATGTAGTCATTATTGAAATACAGTTCACGTGCCAGATAGAACTGGTTACGGTCATCGTCTGGTTCTTCTTCCACCGCTAACTTAAGTAAGGGCAGATACTGGGCTCGAGATTTTGTGGGGTCTGGATGATGATGAATCTCTAACCCGTTTATCCATTCTTGGCGTTCTGTTCCATATACGGGTTTAAGAACTTCATGGACTGGGTGTTTCCATGTGTAGCCCTGGCGGGAATGGATTTTGTCACCACCGTAAACCAACCCCTCAAAACCGTCATCGTTCCAGGACCAGACATATTTATATCGGGGGCGGGTAGTAGATGGGGATACTTTTTCTAGTGCTTCACGCCATCCTGGTTGTAGCACTTCGTCCATGTCTAGCCAGATGACATAGTCAATGTATTGAGGGATAAGACTCATGGCGTAGTTTCTTGCATGGTCAAAGCGCCACGGGTCGAATACTCTGGTTTCGCAGGCAACTCCGTATCTCTCAGCAAGTTCAACAGTATTGTCCGTTGATCCAGTGTCAAGTATTAAACGATGGTCGGCGTCAACACAGGATTCAGCCCAGCGTTGAACAAATTGTGCTTCGTTTTTAGCGATGGTTACTACAGAGATTCTCATTATTTCCCCTTCCAGGATTTTTATACGTGGCAGAACTGCCAGTGCCAGGCTTCAAACTCTGGGTTTGGTTTGCCGTTCCGTAGTTTAGACGGACCCTGTAGATAAAAGCCATAGCGGGGTGCATTGTTGCACATCCAATCGTAAGTTTCTTTAGGCACCTCTATGTCCTGGGCCATCGCCCACCCATGATTCGACATCCCTGGTGTCGCACTTGGGGCCTTACCTTTACGTAACCACCACTTACGCATTTTCCAACGGCGGGTTACTTCAGGTATGCGACCAGTGGGTTTAGAGGAGTAGCGAACCATAAACATTCGTTCCTGCTCCTCGTATGACCTGTATCCCTTTGATACACCTTTGATAGAAATCCCTGCTGTGGCGGCTTCAGCGGCCATGTGGTTCCACCAAAAAGCGGCAACACCCCACATCTTTCCTCCGCCAGTAATGTCGGCAAGTTCATGTGCGGGTATACGACCGTTGCCGTATCTTTTTAGTTCTTTAGGAACTCGTAGTTTTTTTACTGGTTCGTTAATGCTCATGATTTTCTACAATTTGCTGTTGTTGTGAATCTATTAATTCCTGTGTTTGTTTAGTAATATCTGAAAAAATAGAAATTGTTTCATTGTATAAATCATATTCCCAATATTTCCAACTACTGGGTTGTGCTTTTTCTGGTGGGTTTGGTATTTCAAGCCATTCGTCAATATTTTCAATATTAACATTCTGAGTAATATCACGC